ATTGGCAGTGGTATATGAGTAAACCAGATTTTCTCACAAACGATGAGTGTGATGAGTTGGTTGAAAGAATAAAGAATACCGAAAAAGGTGAACAAGGTTGTTTAGATGACCACTTTGGAGATGATCACAATACAGATTTTAGAAATGTTACAGAATGGTATTTACATAAAGATATGAGAGATTATGTTGTAGGGGATTATAGTTCATTACAACAGAAATTATTTATTGCGGCTAAGATGTGTAATCATTTATCTTGGAATCTTCATATACAAGAACCAGAAAATAATATGAAATTGATTGAATATAAATCAGATAATTTTTATACATGGCATTCAGATTTTAATAATGGTAAGAGTTCAAGAAGAAAATTAGCAACAATACTTCAATTATCAGACCCAAGTGAATATGAAGGTGGTTCTACACAATTAGCAATACAAGACCCAAAGACTTTAGAATTTTATGAAATGCCAAAAGAAAAAGGAACATTATTAATATTTTGTCCATTGTTATTTCACAGAGTTACACCAGTTACAAGTGGTGTTAGATATTCATTACAAGAATTTATAATAGGAAATACCTTTGTATAAATCAATAGATATAGATACACTTAAAAAAAATCCATCATTTAGATGGTGGTTAACAAGAGATAATTTTTTTACTGAAGACGAATGTAATGAAGTACGAAAATATATTGATAATAATGCAAAACCAAAGATAGGTTCGTATTCTATTATTGATGAACAACCAATGATGGAAGATGAGATTTGTAAGTTAAACATTGCTGATATTGAAGAACAAAAATATTTAGATAAAATTTGGAGTTTGATTGAAATAGCTAACACTTCAGTTTACAAATATAATATTTCAGGTATATATAAAAATAAACTTATGGGGCATAGATATGACGAAGAGGATTGGTATACACCACATTCAGATTTTCATCCTATTGATCCCTTTACAGTAGTTAAGTTAACTGTAGTTACATTTTTAAGTAATGAGGGAGAGGAGTATCAAGGTGGAGAATTTAAGTTCTTTGATGGAACACATATTGAATCAAGAAAGGGTAGAGTTTTAATATTTCCATCATTTTATGGACATGAAGTAAAACCAATTACAAATGGACATAGATATTCTTTAGTTACTTGGGCCGTTGGAGATACTTTTGTATAATGAAGAAGGAAGATTTAAAAATAGCTTTATGTATTTGTCCACAATGGTCTATATCAACTCCTTCATTTGCATTAGGTAGTTTAAATACAGCGTTAACTGAATCAGGTTTTAATCCAACTCAATATGATATTAATATGATGAGTTCATTGTATTTAGAAAAGAATCATAAAAAATATCTTAAAAAATGGACACAAGATTATCCCTGGACTACAAAACAAGTTTTTTGGGAACAAATTGTTCCATTGTTTCAAGAATTTTGGTTTGATATAATAAAAGAATTATCGGAATATGATGCAGTTAGTTTTACTACTTATTCATCAAACATTATGACAACAGATTATCTTGCTCGTTATTTAAGACAAATCAATCCCAGTATACATATATGGTATGGTGGCCCATTTTGTTGGTATGGTGAAAGCGGCGGACTTACTGAACTTGGTACAAATCAGTCAACTAATGAATCATTGGTAAAAGGAAAGTACAGAGAATTTGTAGATGTTGGGTGTGGTACAAATGAAGGAGAGAAAACCATTGTAGATTTAGCAACTGATTTAATAGAAACTGGGAGTTATGATAATACAAATGGAATTTGGAAGTGGGATAAGTTAAGACCATCATTTGCAACGGCATTACCACCAGGTCGTAGTGGTAGAAAACCAGTTTATACTGGTAATTTACAGATAATGAACCTTGATACTTTAAGTACACCAACTTGGAGTGAAGAAGTTTTAAACGGTTATACTGAAATACGAAAAGAAAATAAATATATATCAGATTTTGGCCCAAATTTAACATTACCGATTCAAGGTTCAAGAGGTTGTACTTTTAAATGTACTTTTTGTAGTGAGACTCGATTGTATAGATATAGAAGTTCAGAAAAGTTAATTGAAGATATAACAAAATTAAATAAAGAATATGGAGTTGAAAATTTTTGGTTTACAGATTCATTAATAAATGGTTCAATAAGTAATTATAAAAAATTTGTTGATACATTGAATAATTTAATTGACAGGGGAGAATTACCAAAAATAAAATATGGTGGTTATTTTAGAACACATAAAAAAATGAATGAGAAGTTTTTAGATGAAGCAAGAAAATCTGGATTGGTTTATATGAATATTGGAGTGGAGAATGGAGTTCCAAAAACTTTAGCATTAATGGAAAAGAATCAAACTCCCGATGTTATTAGAATGTATTTAGATGCAGTTACAAAGGATGATAAAATTATATTTGACGCGGGATGGATACCTGGTTATCCAAGAGAAACTACTATTGATTTTATAAGTAGTTTAAAGTTTTTGTTTGATACCAAACATAATTTTAAATATGATGTTGAAAAAACTGGTAGAATTAATTTGATGAAAGGTACAGATGTTTTAGTGGATACTCCACTTGATACAGAAAGAGATGTTTTTGATATTTCAAAAGATGAAAGTTTATTTAAAAATTGGATAAGTAATGATTATAGAAATAATATTTTTAGTAGAAATTTGAGATCACATTTAACAGATTTATTTTTAAACATTTTTAAAATTAATAAGAAAGGGATGATTAAAGATGAGGGTACGCCAGAGGTTCAATCATGGGCATTGGACACATCATTTTATAATTTTCAAAGTGATGGAGATAAAAGTAATGTTTCTGATGATATTATTTTTAAAAATTCTTTTTTAACACCATCTTCAGGAGAATCTTCTTTTAAAGAAATTTTAATAAATTCATTAATTGATGAGGTTAAAGGATTTGTATGGTTAATATATAGTTTACAAAAGAATGTTAATTTAGAATTTGGTATGACTGATAATTTTAAAGTATTTAATTTAAAGGACACTTCGTTTATTATTAATATTAATTTTGAAACCAAACCAAATTCAGATTTTAACTTGAAAGTAGATTTTAAAATTAATGTAGATAAAGAAGATAGAAAGTATTTAAATATTAAAAATGTGAATGAATTAGAATTGGATGAAACATTTGAAATAAGTGGTAATTTTGATAAGGATTATTCTGATAATAAAGTTGTTAAAGATATATATTTGGATTCACTTAATATAGATAAATATAAAATAAATATAGCAAGAACTGCAACGACTGGAAGATATTAATGATTACTAATGATAAATTTCAATTTGTTATTCATAGAGATAATTTTCTATCAGAAAGTCAATGTATAAAGTTAATTAAATATTTTGAAAGTAAAGAATCAAAAGATTCAGAACTTGCTGGAACTTATGATAAAAATTTACTTAATAAAGAAGTTCGTAATACAAGAGAACTTGTAATTGATGATGAAAAATTAACTAATAAATTAAAAATGGTTTTTGAATTGGCAAATGTTTCCACATACAATTATGATATTAAAGAAATGGAAGAAGTTAAGTTATTAAAATACACACAAGGTGGTAGATATAAATGGCATACTGATTGTGGAGCAAAAGAAATTTCTACACGAAAATTAACTGCTATTGTTCAGTTGAGTGATGGAAATAGTTATGAGGGTGGTAATTTAGAATTTGGAATTACTAATGAAACTGGAGAAAGTAATTATACCGCTACAAGAACACGAGGTAGTATAATTATATTTCCTGCATTTTTATCACATAGAATAACACCAATTAAAATAGATTATTCCAAAATAAATCAACATGGAACACGATATTCACTAATTACATGGATGAATGGAGATACTTGGAAATAAACATACAGTTTCAAAGTGTTTTAAACTATTTATATATATCTAAAGGTTATTATGTCTAAATCACTATTCGACCATATAAAACAGATTACAAATGTACAAAATACATTATATTGGGATTCAATTTCCGATGGTGATAAGAAAACTTGGAGCAACTATATGGTTCATAGATTTCTTAGTATGAAATCAGAATGGATACAAGTTGTAAATGAGATTCAAAAGTATTGGGAAATAAAACCAAAGAATCTTTATCAGTTTTATATAGATGTATTACCAAGAGGTAGAACTTTTTTGAGATATGTGAAATCAAAAAAGAAATCTAAAGTAGAGAAATGGGCAATGGAACATTTAGTAGATTATTTTGAATGTAGTTCACGAGAAGTAGATGAACATTTGAAGATATTAACAAAAGAACAAGTCATGACAATCATAATGAAATATGGTGTTGATGATAAACAATTGAAAAAAATATGGAGCAAGTAATGGAGTATAAAAATCAAGCAAAATTTTATATGAAAGAAATTGAGTGGGGTGTTAATTCAGATACCAATACCACTTGGATGAACCACGAGTTTGAAATTGATAGTGTATATTCAGTACAAATCAAGTTAGATTATTTATTAAGATGTAATCCAGAAAAAGATATAAATATGAATATAACTTCATATGGTGGTGATGTATATGCTATGTTGGGGTTGGTTGATTTCATGAGAAGTTTACCAGTTAAAGTAAACACACATTGTATTGGAACTTGTATGAGTGCCGCTTCTGTATTGTTAGCGTGTGGTACAGGTGTAAGAACAATGAGTGAGAATTCAACCGTTATGGTTCATGAGGGGTCGGCATTTGAAGTAGGGAAAACAACGGATGTGATGAAAGGTGTTGATCATTTAAAAGAATTACAGAAAACTATTAATAATATTTTAGGAGAAGTATCAAGTAAAGATGCTGTCTTTTGGAAAAAGATTCAGAGAAATGATACATATCTAACAGCAC